AAACCCGCACCGATGCGTTGGAGCGTTTATGACAACTGGCAGTATTACGTGGGGCTCCCGCTCCGACCACGACAGCAGAGCTGGACGTGGATGGATTGGAGATGTCTCGAGCAAGTCCTGGACTGGTGAAGATCGTCCGTCAACTTATCAGACGGGTGTGAAAGACCGCCTTGAACAATATGCCTCAAGAAGCGCCAGGAAGAGACTGGAGAACGAACCCCATCCTTACCGAATGTCCTTCTCTCAACAGGTCTCCCCTTTGATCACGGTGCAACCGTGGACATGGTGGGGGATCACCGAGGGTTGGAAAAAGGACGGTCCCTCTTACGAGACGACCGTACCTGCAGCATTTGGTAACGGTGCCACGCCCACTGATCCGTGGTCGTCTAACGATGACCTTCAGCTGTTGGCGAACCTCAAAGACCAAGTCTATGGGGGTTCAGCCAATATGTCTGTGACAATAGCGGAGATGCGGGAAACGGTTAGCACCATCGGCCAATTAGCGAAGGGCGTGAGCAATCTGTTGCTCCATGCCGCCACTTACGAGTCCCTCTCAGGGAAGCGTAGGAAACGGTATGCCCAGAACTTTGTCCGCCGGGTGAGTCGCAACTTGCCTATCAAGAAAGCCGGTGACTACTGGCTGGCTTGGAGGTACGCGATCCGCCCTGCATTAATGGACATTGACCAGCAGTGCCAGATGCTAGCCAACATAAACAACCGCGTCGCGATGAACCGCTTCCGCGCTAGGCACAAAAGTAGTGCCAGCGGTACGTGGTTCGGAGCACCGACCTTGACAGATCACAAGGCGGCAGCGGTAGTTTTTGTCACCACCAAGGCCAATGAAATGTTGGTCTGGTCCGGAGTATCGGACCCTGCATCAGTTCTCTGGGAAAAAATCCCGTACTCTTTCGTCGTTGACTGGATGTTTCCAGTCGGCAACTTCCTTTCTGCCGTAGATTTCTGGCGGAAAACGGAGGGAACGTCCGTGATCACCCATAAGGTGACTCGTACGGTGAAGGGGTGCTACGGAAACATAGGGAACGTTGTTGTTAGTGGTGGGGGTGATTATTCGTTCACCTCTATAGCCCTGAATCGAACGGTAACTACCAACCCGGCCATTCCGTACCCATCCATTGATTTGGAGGTGCGCAAGAGTGTGCTGGCGTTGAAGCGTACGTTAGATGCAGTAGCTCTTTTCGGACTTCCGCGTCGACTTTGACGCACTCCCAACCAACCTTGTAATCAAGGGCCGCTGTCCTTCCGACACAGCGAGTTATTAAAGGAGAATAGTATGGCCGCAGTTGGCAATATTGTCGTCTTTGACGGCGCTGTACCACCCGTATCCCACACCCTCGTCCCCATCAGCGTCGAACGCATTGGCAGCAAGCTCACCGTAACGTGGCGCGAAAAACTCGCGTCGCTACCGGATGAAGCCCAAGTCTTTGCGATGCTGATGGTGGAGAAAACGAAGGCTGGTACCGTGGTGAGCACTTTCGACGTCCGTGTTCCTGTGATGGAATCCGTGACTGGTGCCAACGCTTCTGGTTATACTGCTGCGCCGAAGGTCGCGTTTACCGACCGGAACACCTGGACGAGCTATGCTCATCCCCGTTCCACGGTTACGTCCCGGCGTCTCGCACGGATGTTGCTGTCCAACCTTTCCAACAACGTGTCGACTACCACCGCAGCTGCGGTGGCCGGCGTCGTTTCGGAATGCGTGGATAGCCTCGTCTACCCGACCTAAGTGGTCGAGCGAGTAAACCCCAAATCATCTCAAGAAAGGAGTGATCTATGTCCAATCTGGACTGGGGCAAGCGGTACCCGAAACAAGAAGCAATTAGCATCCTGTGTCGGCTGGCTTCTTCTCACCTCCTTGAAGCTGTTAATTCAGACGAAAGGGCCCAAGTTCTACGTGGCATGCTTGACCGCCGCGATTTCATGGGTTTGTGTGAGTACGAACTTACCTACCGCGATAGTGACAGCGCTGATGCGTTGATCCACATCCGGCAGGCCCTCGGGCTTCTCACGAAGTACGAGGATCTCCCCCTAGAGGTCGACCGTGAAAAGTCGGCATGGGAGAAGTTTCGTAAGGCTGAGGAACAGTGTAGACTCACCAACCAGTGTTTTCAAGCTTGGTCTCGCGGGGGATTTCAATTCCGCCCGTACGTAGAAGCCGTACTCCACGGCGTTATGCGAAAAATGGACCAGATGCTTGGAGACGCACCGAAGGTTGAGGACCTTCACCTAGTATTTGGCAAAGGTGCCACGACTGATGTCCAAAAGGCAAAGTCGAATCCCCGCACAAAACTGAGTGCGGGGTACCAGTGTAGTGCAAGCCTTCTTCGCCTCGTACCAAGAATAGCCGGCATGATGCCCGGCTGGACTGAGTACGTCGGTGAGGTAAAGCAACTCCGTTCCCTAGTCAGGGACGGCAAGTTGGGCTTCGTCGCGAAAACGGCTTTAACGCATCGGTCCATCGTAGTCGAACCTTCGCTGAACGTTATGTTCCAGCGGGGTATAGGACGAGAGATGGAACGACGTATCAAGCCGTGGGGTTTGGACATCACTAAGCAAGAGCCTAACCAACGGCTCGCGCGACGTGGATCCATAGATGGGACTCTAGCAACCATCGACCTCAGCAGTGCCAGTGACACCATAGCTTCAGGACTTGTCCGCCACCTCCTTTCTGAGGACTGGTTGGAGTTACTCGAAGCAGGGCGTACACCCACAATTGAATATTGTG